GATATATCACTCAAATAGGGGCAGATATACCGCTGTTACTCACTTGTGAAGATGAGATGTACCAACTGAAAAACAAGCCTCTTATTAATAAAACATATGCTTCGGTGACTTTAGAACAGCTACTTAAAGATATTGCTCCAGGCTATGAAAAAGAGGTGTTGGATATGCAACTTGGCAAACTAATGATAGAGCGTTCCTCGCCTTATAAAGTACTGGAGGAGCTAAAAAAACAGTATGGTGTACATTGTTCTTTTAGAGGAAAAAAACTAATTGCGGGACTTAAATTGGACTTTAAATCTGAGGCGATACACCACTTTATCTTTGATAAGAACTTTAGACAAAGTAAAGACTTAAAGTACAAAAATAAGAATGAACGTAAAATATTGCTGAAGGCTGAGAGTTTGCAAAAAGGCACTTCTAAAAAAGTAATCTATCAGTATGGTGAGGAGGGAGGAGGTGAACGCACTTTGCACGCTCCTACTAATCTTACATTGGAAGAGCTAAAAGACTTTACCGAAAAGACTTATAATAGTTCGGTATTCGACGGCTATGAGGGGACTTTAGAGGGTTTCGGCTACCCACGTACTCAGGCGGGCGACACGGTTGCCCTTACCGATCCTAACTATCCCGACAAGCACCGCGACGGACTTTATTTATTGGAAAGTGTAACTATTGTGCTCAATTCCCAAGAAGGATTTAAAAGAAAAAGCAAAATATCAATGAAACTATCAAACACTAATAGCACAGACACTACAGAACTATGGAACAAGCCCTTACAACCGCAATTACTATCCTAAATAACTACAAAAATAGGGTTACCTCTGTAGGTGTGGTGACTCGTATCGAGGGGAATACCTGTGAGGTAGAAAGAGAGGGATTACCTCCTCTGTTGGATGTGCGGTTAAATGCCGTTCAAGGAGTATTTGAAGACCATTTAAATATAGTACCTAAGATAGGTTCGCAGGTGCTGTGTTTGGAGGTTGAGGGCGAACCCTCCGAAACCTGTGTAGTTGGTTATACCGAAATTGATAGTGTAGAAGTAAAGATTGATGGTGCAGTAGTGAAGATAGCTAAAGGGAAAATACAGATAAAAAACAACTTTGCTAACCTCAAGCAGTTATTGAGTGAGTGGCTTACCGAGCTTAAAACGGTAGTGATACAAACCCCTGCAGGTGTTGGTAATTTTTCACCTA